GCGGGGCACGTCCACGCTCACGCCTTCCAGGGACGAGTTCAGCAACGGACGGCCATTGCCATCGACGGCGTTGCGAAGCACCTGGAACACTGAATCATGGAACTGCCAGCAGCAACCGGGCTGATCGCGGTAGGCTGGATCAACCGAGTGGTAGAGTGCCGTTAAATCAGTATACGAAATGCCCGTTGCCGCCGTCGAAGTCGCCCCCAGGGTGGCACTGGCGATAATCCCTTTGGGCTGGCCGGTGCCGGTGCCCGTGGTGAACATTGCGTTCAACTTGCGGCCCAGACGAGTGCCGGCCTGCCGCCCAATAAACTCCGGCAAATCCAGTACGGCGTCATTGAGAAGTTCCCAGGACACCTTGATAAACCCGCTATCGAACTTATACGAGTTCAGGACGTTTTGGCCGAACGTCATGTCAATCGTGTTGATCGTGCCCGCTTCGCCCGTAAGCTCGGCCAGGTTCGACGTGTCATCAGTCGTCGGCCAGGGCAGGTTCGCACCAGTAGCCGTGCGTACAACGGTGGCGATATTTCGCATCCCACCGAACGCCTTCATTGCGACATCAATTTCCTTCATCAATTGGTTGTCAACGGCAACGATGTCACCACCAGCAGTCGGGGGCGTAATCGTCTGATTGCGCCGCTCAATACCCCAGGGGAAGGAAATATTGGGGTTGGAAACGTCGATGCCCATTCGCTCGGCTGCCTGCCAGTATTCCTTGCGCTGCCGCTTGCTGCCGTGCAAGAACCAGCCCAGGTAGGCGTTGTTCCGTTCCTCGACTCGGTTATAGCAACGTACTTCCTGAGTCTGCCGGATTTCCCGGCGGGCTTCCGTCACCGTCAGGCCGTCGAACGTCTCAATGCGCTCGAAGCCTTCGGCCCGTTCAAGGAGTTCCTTGGCCGCGTTGTCCAGCCGATCAAATACTTCTGTTTCCTCTTTGCTGAGGGAACGCTTCTCGGCCTTGGCCTTGTTGACGACTTCGCCAAGTTGCTTCAAGACATCGGCCCGTTCCTCTCGACATTGTTTTGCGTTCATCGAATCCTTATAGGTTCAATCCTCTTTTGAGACTTGGCTCAGGGTTATATAGCCTTCCCCTGCAATTCTTCCCACCGGCGCATTCTCAATTCCGACTCATACGCCTGGCGTTCCTGTTCCAGTTCAGAGCGCAGGCCGACAGTCGTTGCCTTATACGCCGGCTTGGTGACGATTGAAACGTCATACACCTTGGCCCGTTTGATCAGCCGCACCTGCTTGTCACCGTCGCGCATCCATTTCACTTCCTCCGGCGTGAAGGCGAACGAACTTCCTCGGATGTCGTTGCGGGCAATGCTGGTGCGCAAGTCGCGTGCGGCCTGGGTGTCGGGCAAGTCGATTTCGTAATGTAACCCCTGGCCGTCCGTGGATAATTTCAACGTGTCCGGTGTGCGGCCCAGCACCACGTTGTTGTCATGATTGAACAGGGCAACAACGTCCGGGCCGGTGCGCAGATATTCGTCAAACGCACCTGGGGCGAACCGCTCTACCGTGCCCTCGTACAGTTCGTATTCCGTGCCGGCGGTGCCGTCGTATACCCTCGACGCCGTGCCCACAACCCGGTTGCCGTTGCTGCCGATTCTTAAGTCAAGATACCTGCGTTCCATTCAATATCCTCTCAGTCCAGTCTGCTGGGTTAAGGCGTTCAAATACCGCCGGGATTTGATCGCGTGTTACTGCCTGTAGTTCGTCGCGTACACCGGCCACCAGGCAGGCGGCAAGTTCTTCTCGTGCCCCGATGGGCGCGATCTGCTCGGCCAGCACCTTCTGGTGCGGGAGCAGCCATCCCATGTTTGCATATTCATGGTGCTTCGCCGCCGCCGTGGCAGCCCTGTACAGTCGTTTGAGGAAACGCTTCACCACCGACTCCAGTAGCGCCCTGGCCGGTTGCGGCACCGGCGGCGGTTCCAAGTCCTCGGTGATCGCCGGCTTGCTCGGTTCGTCGTCCTCCTCCGGCGGCTTCGGCAACTCGGCCTGCGGGTTCGGTTCGTCGGTGGCCGGTTCGTCCTCGGTGTCCGACATCAAATCCATGAAGGTGATGTTCGTGGGCATCCTGAACCTGTCGCCGTCGCCTTCCACATCAGGCAGGTTGAGCAACTGCCGGGCTTCGTCCAGGGTGCGTATGCCGTTGTTGACTTCGCTTATCAACGTTTCGCTTCTGGTGCGGTAGTCGGCCTGCTCCAGCGAACGCCTATCGAACTCGATGAACCGATTGTCGCGCAGATTTTGCGAGTACGTCAGGAGCTTTAATTCCGCCTCCTCCTCCCAGGCGGACAGCCAGCCGTCGAGGCAGTCATTCAGGAACGCCCTCTCCTCGGCCTCCAACGAGTTGTAGCTCGTGGCGATCTTGGCACCCATTTTGTGCGGTGGGACGCCGAACAGGTTTGCCATCTGCACAACCTCAAACTCGCGCGTCTGAAGGAACTGCGCCGTCTCATTGTCGATCTTGAAGGGCTGTAATTCGGCACCATCTTCGAGGAGACAAAGACGGTGGCTATTGTCCAAGCCCTCGTGCATATAACTCCACTGATCACGAAAGCGTTTCACCGCCTCCTCATTCTTCAGGGCACGCGGCAGCTTTATGATTGTCGGGCCAGGGCTGCCATTGTTGCGAAAATACACGGCACCGTATTTCTGAGCGGCCAGGCCGATGCCGAACGACTCGCGCAGAACGTCGAGGACGGAGTAGCCCACGATTCCATCGTGCGAAAGGCCACGGAGATGGAAGACATTTTCCGGCAGCATTTTGATGTTCTGATCGCGTATGCGGGTGACGTACAAAAGCGAACCGTCCTTCTCTCGCACCGGGAAAGTATATTCCGGGTTCAAAATCAGCATCTCCTCCGGCTCGGCCAGTTCGTTGCGGCCAATGTGGGCGTAGGCATTCCCATGAATGAGCGCATGGGCCTGGAGCGTGCTTTTCAGAGTGAAGCAGGTGTAGTAACTGCTGGGGCACTTCGCCAGCAGCCAATAGGCCGGGTGTTCAGCGTCGGGTTCCCTGCCGCCCATCTTGTTCCGCTTATACACAATGAGCGGGAGTCTGCCGATCTTGTGGGAGATGAGATTCACCGCTCGCCATACCGCCGGATAACCCAGCACAGTCACGCGATCAACCGCAACCCCAGAACTCGCACGCCGTCCTCCCAGGTATTCGTAGGACATTGGCGAGGAGGCAGGAACGGCAGGGTTTTCCAGGGAGCGCTGGAATATGCGCTTTAACCAATCGAACATATTGTTATGTAGCTGGCCCATTCAGAATATAAGTGGGCCTCTCGTGTTGTATATGTTGTCATCCTCGCCCACCAGCGCCCTCGACAACCCGATGATTGCGGCCATGATACCGTCGATGCGACTGTATGAGTGTTTCTTGTCCGGCATGATGTTATCGTTTGCGTCCGTCCGCACCGTGACGTTGCCGGCGTTCCAGTTCATACAGGGATTGCCGTTGTGCTTTATCCGCCGCTCCTTCACCAGTTTCTCGAACTGAATTGTCGGGTTGCCCATCGTCAGAATCCCCTGCCGTACTTCCACCGTGTTCAGGCCGTCTTCCATGCGCAATTGCTGATTACACAGTTGCTCGGCCCCGGCGGGATCGTAGCCGATTTCAAGGATGTTGAACGTGGCGGAATCATCGAGGAGCGCTTTGCGGATAAATGAATAGTCGATCACGTTCCCATCCGTGAGCGTGACGTGCCCATCCCGCGCCCACTGTAGGTACGGAACGTGATCCACCTTCTCCTTCAACGGTGCCAGTTCCCTGGGCAGGAAGAAGCGCGGCAGCAGGTAGTAGTCATCGCCCTTTGGGAAGACGAGGACGTATGCGGCCAAGTCATGCTTGCGGGCCAAGTCGATGCCGCAATAACAGTCGGCCCCGTCGAGGTTGGGGAAGTCGGCACGGCAGGCGTCCCAATCGCGCGTGCTGAGCCATTGGTTGCTTGTGCCCACCCATTGGTTGAGGCGCAGCGTCCTGAAGTTCCCTTCGCGCCTCGGTTCGGCCTTGGCCTCCTCGACGGCGGCTTGCAGATCGTCCAGGGGGATTGTCCGGCCCAGCGACGGGTTCGCCTTCGCCCAGGTGGTGGGGGAAGTCCAGTCGTCGCCCGCTTCGGCCTCGTAGATGAGCGGCAGGAACTCGATGTCCTGCACCTTGCCGGTGCTTACCGCCTTCGCGTACTGGTACTGCTCGTAGCCAATCCCCTCCTTGTCGTAGCCCGCCGTACTGATCGTGATGATTAGGGGCTGTTTGCGGAAGGCGGTGGAGTAGCGGAGAATGTCCCACAGTTCCCTGTCAGGTTGGAACGCGACTTCATCCCAGATGAGCAACGAGGCGTTGTAACCATGTTTCCCGGCCTTCTCGGAGGACATCGCCCTGTAGAGCGATTTGCTGCCCTGGTGGAGAATGCGTTTCTGACTGCGCCGCACGTCCAGCCGCTTGGCGAGCATGGGCGACTGTTCCACCATGTTGGCGGATTCGGAGTAACAAATGCCGGCCTGCTGCACGTCGTTGGCAATGACGTAAACTTCCGCGCCCTGTTCACCGTCTGCGATCAAGTGGTACAGGGCCAGGGCCGACATCAGCGTTGTTTTGCCGTTCTTCTTGGCGATCCAGATTCCGGCCTGGCGATAGCGGCGCGTGCCGTCCTTGCGCTTCCAGCCGTACAGGCGGGTGAGCAAGTCACGTTGCCAGGGCAGCAGCGACAGGGGCTTGCCCGCGTCCTGGCCCTTCGATTGGCGGCAAAACTTCTCCACGAACTCGATAACCCTGTCGCCGGCCTGGGCGTCGAAATAGTAGCCCTGATCGGTGGCGATCTTGTCAAACATCACGTCGCTTTTCGAGGAAGGTGTCCAGTTCGTCTGAGATGGGCGCGACGGGGCCGGCGAGTTGCAGTTCCTTATACACCCTGCAAAGGGCGTCGAACGCCTGCTTTTGCACTCGTGCCCAGGGGTTTACCGTCATCGTGCCCCCCTTGGATTTTATCACCCGCCCTTCCTCCTTCAGCATCTCGTCGGCCAGGCGGTAGGTGCTGTAGGCGTTGGCAGCCGTGGCGAGCAGATCGGCGGTGACGGGGTTTAACAGTCCTTCGAGCATGAGCGGCTGGGCAACTTTGCGCCAGTATGCCCGGCCCACTTTATCCAGCCATTCGGGTGGTTTCACTTCCGCCTCCTCATCAGGTGATCAGCCAGTGCTAACAGGAACAGGCCCAGAATGAACAGGGCCACACAAGCAATAATCTCTCCATTCATATCCTTATTTAAGTAGAACGATGCCAAAACGCACCGAAACGAGTTGAAATGGCCGGAAATGAAAAGTGACAAAAAAACCTGCACTGG